ACAGCAGATCAGATTATCGAGGGCATCCTCGGTAAAGAAGGGGGTTACGTAAATAACCCGAATGATAAAGGCGGCCCTACGCGCTGGGGTATCACGCAGACCACCGCCCGCGCATATGGTTACGCAGGTGATATGAAGGCGCTACCACGGGAAACTGCCAAAGCCATTTACCTGTCGCAATACTGGACAGAACCGAAGTTTGACCGCATCGCCGAGTTGTCGCCATCCATTGCGCAGGAGTTATGTGATACAGGCGTGAACATGGGGCCGCGTGTCGCCAGTACATTCCTGCAGCGCTGGTTATCGGCGCTGAATATGCAGGGCAAGCTATATCCGGACCTGAAGCCGGATGGTGCAATTGGCAATATCACCATCGCTGCCCTGAAAAGTTATCTCGCTGTTCGTGGTAAAGATGGCGAAACCACGCTGCTGAATGGGCTGAATTGTAGCCAGGGCGCCCGCTATCTTGAGCTTGCTGAAGCTCGGGCGGCAAATGAAGATTTTCTCTATGGTTGGGTAAAGGAAAGAGTGGAACTATGAACTATCTCATTAACCGGCTGAAAGAGCCGTCAACCTGGCGCGGCATCATTCTTGTTGTTGCTGGCGTATTTGGTTATCAGATGCCTCCGGGCATTCAGGAAACCGTCATCGCTGGCGGCGTAGCACTGGCTGGCGTTGTTGGTGCGGTAATGCCGGACAGCGTTAAGAAGTAACGCGCCATGCTGATTCTCTTCATTCTCCTGTCGATTTGGCTCTGTCGACTACCGGAGAGGCCGGGCTGGCCAGAAGTCAGCCCATTCATCTCACAGCTGGCGCTCGTAACCGAGTATCCGGCACGCAGCAAGGGGCTGCGCTGAGATAAGAGCCCGCATTACAGAAGTCCTTCATTGAGGGGCTTCGATAATGCTTACCCGACAAGAAGCATAGATCTGGTGTCGACCAAAGAGGTGATCCACATCTTGACGGCTCGCAAAGACGAGAAGTGGCGGCGCAACTCTGAGAAGAAGTGGCAATGTCGCGTTTATAATATTCTGCAAATGTTATCTGAAAAGTGCCATTAGCAGAGTTTTATATAAGTTTAATGAATTGCCGGTTAAAAAATTACCCGGTAAGTATTCGAGCAACCCAGAGGATTGTTCTGCATGACTGAAAATGACAATCGCAGACCATACCCTCCCGTCAACTTCACTGGCGAAAACTGGCTGCCATATACCCGACTGATCCCTGCTGCCGAAATCGGCGAATGGGTAAATCAGAACATCCTCTCCGAAGAGGGCCGAATCCATAACCCTGACCATACGCATTTGCTCGATGCTGACGTCGCGTTCATGTGGGCGTCAGGCTCATTCGCCAAAAGTGGACGCATTGTGCTGGGTCAGTGTGAACAGGTAATGATGCGCGTTGGCGGATGGCAGAAAGCCAGAATGGAGCAGCAGATGCATGAATGGTTCGGACGCATACCGAAGTTCATCATCACGCTGGCGGCCGATTACTGTGAGCAATGCAGTGACCTCGAATTCTGTGCGCTGCTTGAACATGAGCTATATCACATAGCCCAGGCTACCGATGACTATGGCGCTCCGAAGTTCAACAAAGAGACCGGTATGCCGGTGCTCAAACTTCGCGGCCATGACGTCGAGGAATTCGTAGGAGTGGTCAGGCGTTACGGCGCCAGCAAAGACGTGCAGGAAATGGTGGATGCGGCGAACAGGCCGGCGGAGGTTGCTCATATCGATGTTGCCAGGGCGTGCGGGACGTGCATGCTGAAACTGGCGTGATTTTATACTGCTTTATACGGACGGTGGGTTATGGCTGCACTAAAACCAGAAGTGAGAGCCTTTATCGTTCAAGAGCTCGCTTGCTTTGATACGCCATCCCAAATCGTCGAGTCCGTACAAAAAGAATTCAAGGTTCAGGTGACGCGCCAGCAGGTGGCATCGCATGACCCGACAAAGGTGGCAGGGAAAGGTCTGGCTCAAAAATGGGTCGAACTTTTCAACCTTACCCGCGACCGCTTCCTCAACGAAATCTCCGACATTCCGATCGCCAACAAAGCCTACCGTCTGCGCGTCCTGCAGCGAATGTCGACGACTGCCGAAGGTATGAAAAACCTCGGCATGACAGCGCAGTTACTGGAGCAGGCGGCAAAAGAGGTTGGCGACGCCTACAGCAACAAGCAAAAGGTCGAGCTGACCGGTAAAGACGGCGGCCCACTGAATCAGGTGACGTACGCCGCTGAAGACTATGCGAAGGCCCAGCAGAAGCTGGAGGGAAGGTTAGAAGGGCTGGACTGATATGAGCGGAATTATCGAATGGGATGACCTGTCATTCCCGGAGCGCGTGATCATCCGTTCAAAGTCTACGAAGTCATTCCTGAACTTCACCCGGATATGGTTCGAGCTGATTCAGGGCGATCGGCTGCTGGTTAACTGGCATCACCGCCTGATGGCTTCGAAAATTGATGATCTGCTTGCCGGGCGCCTTGTTCCGCGAAACCTGATTATCAACATCCCGCCCGGCGGTACAAAAACAGAGTTCTTCTCCATCCACTTCCCGGCGTATGTCAACGCCCTGGTGCAGGAGAAGCGGCTTAAACGCTTTCGCAACCTGAATATCTCTTTTGCTGACACGCTGGTAAAGCGTAACAGCCGGCGTACCCGCGACATTATCGCCAGCCGCGAATATCAGGAGTTCTGGACCTGCTCGTTTGGTGTCAACCAGGCAGAAGAGTGGGAGATAAAAGACGAGCGAGGGCGCTCTATAGGCCAGACGGTATCGCGCTCAAGCAACGGGCAGATCACCGGTGGTCGTGGTGGCTACTACGGACCAGAGTTCTCCGGCATGGTGATGCTGGACGACTACAACAAGCCGGTGGACATGCTCAGCGAGTCCCGACGCAAAAGCGCGAATACGCTGCTGGTAAACACCATTCGATCACGCCGCGGCGATAAGTCGAAAGAGCACCCGACGCCATTTGTAAGCATTCAGCAGCGCCTGCACACCGACGATGCAACAGGCTTCATGCTTGCCGGCGGAATGGGCGTACCGTTTCACCATGTCGCCATACCCGCCATGATCGACGAGAAGTACATCCAGTCGCTCGATGAGCCATGGCGTTCGCTTTGCTGGGAAACGGTCAAAGATACCGATTCTGTGGTCGTTGGAGGCGTTCGCTACTGGTCTTACTGGCCGCAGATGGAAGACGTAAACGACCTCCTGCAGTTGTGGGAAAAGGATCGCTATACCTTCCTGTCGCAATACCAGCAAAACCCGATGGCGCTGACAGGCGGGATCATCGACACCAGCTGGTTCAGAACGTACACCACGCTGCCGAAGCTTACGCATCGTGCCGTGTATGTCGATACGAACAGCGGGAAGGTAGAGGACTGGCTGGATTACACCGTGTTTACGCTGGCTGGCATGGGCGTGGACGGTAATCTGTACATCATCGACGTCGTTCGCGGTCGGTGGGACCCGGAAGACCTCCTGAAGAAAGCGGAAGAGGTTTGGGAAAAGTGGCGGATGGCGGGGACGATGCGAATCATGCCAATGCGCCACATGGCAATCGAAGAGAAGCAGGCCGGGCAGGGACTTATCACTACGTTGAAAAAGCGAAGCACCACTCCCGGCCAGATAGCCATACCTGTTAAAGAAATTCCCCGCGGTACCGGTCAGAACAAGTTGGTTCGATGCCTTAACGTTATCCCGCAAATCAAAACCGGGAAAGTGTTTGTCCCCGCGACGCACACCGAAGACGGACAGAAGCTTTCCAGCATCTTCTACGAGGACGGCACGATCGCAGGCTCAACGGAGTGGGTGCTGACGGCGATGACGGAATGCGCTGCTTTCTCCGCTGATGACAGTCACGACAACGACGACATCCTCGATACCTGGATGGACGCAATCGACGACAACCTGATTTCCGGCCCGCAGCCGATGGTTATCGACCCGAATCAACTCAGGAGAATTTAAGTGTGGTGGTTTAAAAAGAAAGAAGTCGCCGCGCCTGAGCCGGCAAAAGAACCAGAAGCGCCGAAGGTCGGGATCAGGCCAGAGGCCGTGGCCGAAGTCCGCGCATCACCGAAAAGAGAGTTTCAGCGCTACGAACCGCCGAAAGGGGTCATCCCCGAGGCTATCAAAAGCGCCATTCTGGCAATGGACTCCACGCCTTACGATGCTCTCAATGCTGCGTATGGCGGTTACGGCTACGGCGACTTTGATAGCTTTCCCGGATACCCGTATCTGGCCACTCTGGCGCAGAAGCCTGAATATCGCAAGATGGTCGGCACCATCGCGGAGGAAATGACCCGCAAATGGATAAAGCTCAAAACTGTCGGCAATGAAGACAAGGCGGATCGGGTAAAACAGCTCGAAGAGGCCATGAAGCGGTTTAAGGTGCGCGAGCGCTTTAAAGAAGCCGCAGAGCATGACGGCTACTTTGGCGGCGGCCAGATTTACATCGACGTTCGTTCGCCGCGGGG